ATAATGTAGAGGACTCGGACGGTTCTATTACGGACACCGAAGAGGAAGAAACCTTTGAACGCTTTGAAGATACTTCCAATAAACAATCTCGTCTTAATAAATTTTCAACTTTTGTAATTTAACTTATGTCTGATACTATTGTATTTCAACGCTACGAAGAGTTTGTAGATGCCGTTACCAGCGATGCTTCTAAAGATTTTTGCTCCCTTGCTGATCGGCTTGTTGAGCTTGATGGTAAGGGCGCCAATATTGAACGACTGCTTACTGCTGGCGTTGGTATTAATGCTGAAGGTGGCGAGTTCTTGGAAATCGTTAAGAAGATGGTTTTTCAAGGTAAGCCTTGGAACGACGACAACCGAGAACATCTTATTATTGAGTTGGGTGATGTTATGTGGTACGTAGCTCAAGCAACACAAGCACTTGGGGTTTCCTTTAATGAAGTCATCGAGCGTAATGTGAAAAAACTTGAGAAACGTTATCCTGGTGGAGCATTTGATATCTACTACTCTGAGCACAGAGCAGAAGGTGATCTCTAAATAGAAATGATAGAGTTCAAGTCCCTGTTATATCCTTATGAGGTATATCACACTTGAACCATCAAAAATACGGAAGATTGGCCGAGTGGTTGATGGCGATAGTCTTGAAAACTATTAACGTTAGTAGCGTTCCAGGGTTCGAATCCCTGATCTTCCTTTTAAAATAAATCCTTAAATGAAAAGTTTCAAACAATTAAGACAGGAAGTAACACAAGAGTGTTACATTCAAAAAGAAATTTTTCAGGAAGGTGATTGTGTAATGAATGTTAACACTGGAGAGAAGGGAACGATTATTCGTTCTGGTGTTAACTATGTGATTGCTGTCACGGAATCTGGTAAAATGTTTCGTGCTTGGGTAAAGGATATTCGTGAAGTCAATATTGTCGAAAACATAAATAAAGAAAGGAAAAATAGTAGTATCTTTACAAATGGAAAGACAGAGAGCAACAACACAGATGGCACATTATGATGAATATTCAAAGGCATTGATTTCATCTGCTGTAGCATATCTTGGTGAAGAGGGAATTCCTTCATTACAAAAGAAAGGTAATGAAGATGATTTCTCAAAGAAAGATCCTAAGGCAAAAGCAGCTCCAGCAGACCCTGCCGTAAATCTTGCCACTGGTTCTGGCCCTAAGCAATCTCATGGTGCTGAAATCAAGTATACCAATGTAGTTAAGAAAGAAGAAGTAGAAACAGAAGAAGATACAATTGAAGAAGCAAAGAACAAGGAAGGTAAGGAGCAAGGTGTTGACGGCAAAGCTTGCTGGAAAGGTTATAAGTATGCTGGCACCGAAAAGGGTAAAGATAAGTGTGTGAAAGAAGAAAAGAAAGAGAAGAAAGAAAAGGAAGAAGACGAAGGAGCTGAGAAGAAAGACGAAACCAAGTTTCATAGCAAATTAGATACCCTTGTTCACAAAACTTTTGGCAAGCGTCCAGAAGAAAAGAAGAAGATGAAAGAAGAAGTAACTCTTCAGGACATTGTTGAGAAGGCTGTAAGTAAGTCCCAGCAAAGATTCATGGGCATGGTTCATGCCAAGAAGAAAGGCGAAATGGAAGGTGGTTCTGGGGAAGTTAAGAAAGCTGCTGCTTCTATGACTGATAAAGAAGCTACCAAATTTGCTTCCACTAAGCATAAAGGTCTTCCTGAGAAAAAGAAAACTAATGAAGGTCTTGATCCAGTAGGTAAGGAAGATGCTGATGTAAATAACGATGGTAAGACTGACAAGCAAGACAAATTCCTCAAAGGTCGTCGTTCAAAAGTTAGTAAGATCATCGCTGCCAAAAAGAAAGTTGATGAAATGATTGCTCTTGAGCAGGAGATTATTGCTGAAAAAAAGCAGTGAAGGCAGAGCCTACTGTCGAGGTAATGCCAGAAATTCCTAATACTCCTGACGACGAAACAAGTTCTAAGAAAAACAAAAAATATATAAAGCAAGCGATGAGTAGCCAGAAAAAAGATAAGATAAATATTACCGGGAATCCCAGATAATATTCGGAGAAAAACTATGAAAATCTTTCTAGGTGTAGCTGAAAAAATTGTTCAGCATTTTATGAATAGTCCTGAAGTTAAACAATTTGTTATTAAACTTCTTGAAGGTTATGTGAAGAATACAGATAATGATATTGACGACGTAATTGTTGCCATGGTGAGAAAAGCACTTCTTCGTGAGTGAAAGCAATACCGATTTAAAATATTTACTGGGGGAGGTTAACTCCCCTTTTTTTATAAATATGTTTTAGATATAAAGTTCATGCTGGGGAAAATAAATGACTCTCTACAGTCGTTCAGAAAATAACGCACAAAGTTTAAAAGTATTAAACACTACAGAAAAAAATTCTGTAGACAAGTACGATTGGGATAATACTCTTATTGATGATGGTCCTAGCACTGTTCCTGGATCACAGGGATATGCCACTGCTGCCAGAAGATCAATTTTTATTGATGCTGTCGAAGCAACACTTGCTGAAAATAAAGAGCGTGGTTTAAATTCTCCTGGTTGGTGGGAGTACATGACTTATACTGATGCCGATGGCAAGACCCGTCATAAAGCACAGCAACTTGTATCATTCAAGTCTGCTCCTGCTAACACCGCTGACCTTGATGATAATGTTGCTGCTGACGTAGCATCTGCTATCACAATTTCTGGTCAACCTGCTAACGCTACTGCTTTCACACCCGCTGGTTCAATTACTAATTACACAACCGGAACAACCACAACAATTGTTGGCGAAGCAAATGAAGTATATACTCTAACTGGTCTTGTTGGATCGGTTGCTGGAACTGGAGCAGCATTCACTGTAACTAGAGGTGCTGGTGGAGCAGTAAGCAGCGTTGCTATTACTGCTGTTGGCACTGGATTTGTTGCTGCCGAAACCATTACTATTCTTGGTTCTCTAATTGGTGGTGTTAACGTAACTGATAATTTAGTACTCACTGTAACTGCTGTTGGCACTGCCGCTGCTACCTTCTCGGTAACTGCTGCTGCTTCTACTGGATCACTTGTTTATCAGTGGCAACGTAGAACAAGCACCACCGCTAAGTGGACAAATGTTTCTGGTGCTACCAGTTCTTCACTAGCTCTCACGACACTTACCACCGCTTCTAACGGTTATCAGTATCGTGTCAAGCTTACATCATCTGCTGGTGCTGAAGAAGTTATTTCTAATACAGCAACCCTAACAGTTGATAATAATAATTTTGCTTGATAGTATATGAACTTTGGTGAATTGACGAAGGACAATTGGGTTCTCTTTGCTATTAAACATTATGATAATCCTTCGTCAGTTACATATGATGACTTTGAAGAAGATCTAAATAAGTTTAAGTACTTGAAGAGATTATTTAAGCGGTATGAATTGACAGGTGAATTGAAAACTCATCTGATTTTAAATCATATCATTCTACTTTATAATGTATTTGATGACGCTGCCACCCCGCTGTTTTTCTTTAAAATAGAAGCAGCGTATTGGCCAATTTTAAAAGCTTTCTTGCTTTTTTTAAACCGATTACCAGAATCCCTTAATAAAGAAGTTGATCAAGAATGTCTAAAGCAACTGAATCTAATTTAAACGAATTTGCTAATGTCGCTGGTGACGGTAGCGGTCTTCAATTACCTCCTTCGTTTGTGTTGGTAAATCCAAAGCAACACCGTAAATATAAAAAATCAAATAAAACTTATATTGACGGACGAACAAAAGGAGCAAAAAATTTACTCTCTCGTATATCAAAAAGAAAACAAATGAAAGAAGAATTAGCACAACTTATTTCTGAGGCGGTTCCCTCCGAAACCGAGAGAGCCCAAAAACAAATTGGTCAGCAGAAAAAACTGAATCGTCAAAAAGATCTTCAAAAGAAGCGTGACGAAGCGAAAGCTAAGATGATGACCAAAACAAAAGAAATGGATACATTAATGAAAGCACGTCTTTCAGATTTTAAAAAGAGGGCATCTGAACAACAAAAGAAAGTGTCCTTAAAAAATTCTTATGAACCTACTGTTGGAATGACTATGACTGAATCGACTAATCAATTAGATGCTTTAGATGTTGCCTTACAAGTTGCTACTTCTGAGCTAACTCATGGAGAAACACATTTTGCCAAAATTAAATTTGACGATGGATCTGTACAAAATTTAGATAATTTTTCTGCTAAGAAAATTGCTGCTACATATGCTTCTCTTTCTCCAGAGAATCAAACACAATTTAGATATATGCTTAATAAAGATGCTTCTACGTATCAAAGTGCTCTTGACTTTGCCGTAAGAAATATTTAAATTGCAGATAAGTAGATGTTTAACAATTTTTCAAAAGACCTCGCCAAATTGGATGTATTGGAATCTAAATTAAACATCTATGAATCACTATCAAGGGAGATGCTCGACAAGTTGGAGAATGCTGTAGATAAAATTTCAGAAGGTAATTCTCGTATTGCCACGATTTTAGCTAAGCATGACGAACGTATTGAGCAAAGTCTCAAGACAGATGAACTTATGATTAAAATGATTGATGAAGTAAAACATTCAAATTCTGAAGAACATAAAGCGGTAATTAAAAGAATAGAAACAGTAGAAACTAATATTTCCGAGTTATCAAAATTTAAATGGCAGGCGGCAGCCCTTGTTGGTGCTGCCGTTTTGCTTGTGGGGATGATCGTTCCCTTTGTTGACAACCTGCTTAGTATGCCCTATAATGGTAGGAGCGAGCAGACCCGTCTTAAATAATGAGTTACATTGATGTCAAGTACATTGGTCTAGTTTCTCCCCAGCTTCAAAAATTCTCTAAGAAAAAAGATTCCCTCTACAACTTCCGGTGTCCTTACTGTGGTGACAGTAAGAAACATCAGAACAAAACTAGAGGGTATCTTTTTAAGGTCAAGAATGACTTTGTTTTTAAGTGTCACAATTGTGGTGTAGGAAGAACGCTTACCAATTTTCTAAAAGATAATTGTGTTCATCTGTATAATCAATACGTGATGGAACGTTATCGTGAAGGTCTTACTGGAAAAAATACTCAAACTAAAAATCCAGATTTTGATTTTAAATCTCCTGAATTTAAGAAAAAGAAAACAGGAGTTGAGCTAGATAAAATTTCAGAACTAAATATTACACATCCAGCACGGGTGTACTTAGAAAACAGAAAAATTAAAGATCTCGATTATTTTTATTACTGTCCCAAATTTAAAGAATGGACAAACTCCCAGCTTCCTGTTTTTCCAAACCTGAAGCAAGATAGTCCAAGAATTATTATACCGTTACGGGATAAAGATGGAAACATGTTTGGATATCAAGGAAGATCCTTAGCACCGAAAGCAAAGATTCGCTACATCACAGTGATGTTAGACGAATCAAAACCAAAGGTATTCGGACTTGATAGGGTAGACGAAACCAAAGCAGTTTATGTAACGGAGGGACCATTTGACTCAATGTTTATTCCAAATAGCATCGCTATGTGTGGTAGTGATGTTAATCTTGGAGGATACGGTTATCAATTCGTGTATGTATTTGATAACGAACCAAGAAATAAACAGATCGTTCAGAAAATATCTGATACAATTGATAAAGGATTATCCGTAGTTATCTTTCCTTCTAATATAGAAGAAAAAGATATAAACGATATGGTCATGGCTAACTATGATGTCCAAACTTTAATTAAACAAAACACTTATCAAGGGTTGGAAGCAAAACTTAAATTAATCGAATGGAAGAAAGTATGAGCAACGGGATTCAAGTTAAAAAGCGTAGTGGTTCTGTAGAACCTCTTAACCTAGACAAAATTCATCGTATGGTAGATGAAGCATGTGATGGTCTTGCTGGTGTTTCTGCTTCACAAGTAGAAATGAATTCGGGAATACAATTTTATAATGGCATCACAACGGAAGAAATTCAAGAAATTCTTATTCGTTCCGCCAGTGATCTTATTTCTTTAGATAATTCAAACTACCAGTTTGTAGCAGCAAGGCTTCTTTTGTTTTCGCTGAGAAAGCAAGTGTTTCATAAAAACATTTGGAAAGAAGGAATGCCGAGCATCTATGATGTTGCTCTTTACAATTCTACTGTTCTAAAAGTTTACGACGAAGAAATTCTTGATAAGTATAGCGATGAAGATTGGGCAAAAATTAATGGTTGGGTCGATCATGACCGTGACTATTTGTTTTCATATGCTGGTCTTCGTCAGGTAGTTGACAAGTATCTTGTACAGGATAGAAGCAGTGGGGAAATTTTTGAAACTCCTCAGTACATGTACATGATGATTTCTCTAACTCTCTTTGCTGAGTATCCTCTGTCGGTGAGATTAGATTACGTTCGCCGTTACTACAATGCCATCTCCAAGCACAAAATCAACATCCCAACACCAATCATGGCGGGAGTCAGAACACCCCTTAGACAGTTTGCTAGTTGTGTTCTTATTGATAGCGATGACACCCTCAATAGCATCTTTAGCAGTGACATGGCTATTGGTCGCTACGTTGCTCAAAGGGCGGGCATCGGCATCAACGCTGGCAGAATCCGTGGTGTCAACAGCAAAATCCGAGGGGGAGAAGTTGCTCATACAGGGGTTATCCCATTCCTCAAAAAGTTTGAAGCAACTGTCCGATGCTGTACACAAAACGGGATTCGTGGTGGAAGTGCTACTGTCCACTTTCCAATCTGGCACCAAGAGATAGAAGATATTCTTGTTCTTAAAAATAATAAAGGAACAGAAGATAACCGTGTTCGTAAACTTGATTACTCAATTCAAATCAGCAAATTGTTCTATGAAAGGTTTATCAAAAATGAGGACATCACGTTATTTTCTCCCCATGATGTCCCTGGTCTTTATGACGCTTTCGGCACTACTGAGTTTGATGATTTGTATACCGCTTACGAATCAGATTCTTCAATCCCACAAAAGCGAATTGGTGCTCAAGGATTAATTCTCGATCTTCTTAAAGAACGTGCTGAAACTGGACGTATCTATATTATGAATATCGATCATTGTAACTCTCATTCTTCTTTCAAAGATAAAGTTTACATGTCCAATCTGTGCCAAGAAATTACTCTTCCCACAGATCCTCTAGAACATATTGATGGTGATGGCGAGATTGCTTTGTGTATTCTTTCTGCTATCAATGTGGGTAAACTGAAGAACCTCGATGATCTAGAAGAACTTTGTGATCTTGCTGTTCGTGGCTTGGAAGAATTGATTGATTATCAAAACTATCCAATTAAAGCAGCAGAAATTTCTACATTGAATCGCCGTTCACTTGGCATTGGATATATTGGTCTAGCACATTACTTAGCAAAACATGGAGAACACTATGATGATCCAGGAGCATGGAAACTCGTCCACGACCTTACTGAAGCTTTCCAGTTCTATCTGCTCAAATCCTCAAACGACATCGCCAAAGAAAAAGGGAAGTGTGGTTATTTCGATAGAACAAAGTATTCAGACGGTATCCTCCCAATCGACACTTATAAATCTGACGTAGACGAAATCGTACCCAACAACCTCAATTATGATTGGGAAGAACTTAGGACATCCATCTTGGCTCACGGTCTCAGGCACTCAACATTGTCCGCACAGATGCCTTCGGAGAGCAGTTCCGTTGTGTCAAACGAGACAAATGGAATCGAGCCACCTAGAGATTACTTGTCCATTAAAAAATCAAAGAAAGGACCACTTAAGCAGATTGTTCCCTCTTATCAATCTCTTAAAAATAACTATACGCTTCTTTGGGATATGCCTAACAATACTGGTTATATCAATATTGTTGCTGTTATGCAGAAGTTCTTTGATCAAGCAATCTCGGGTAACTGGTCGTATAATCCAGAAAATTATCCCGATAATGAGGTTCCTGTGTCAGTAATGGCTCAAGACTTCCTCAACACTTATAAGTATGGATGGAAAACTTCTTACTATCAAAACACATATGATGCTAAGAAAGATGAATCAATGGACGAACAAAAGAAACAAGACATAGAATCTATGCTTGATGATTTACTAAACTTACAGGAGGATGATTGTGACAGTTGTAAAATTTAGAAACGAGAATAACGAAATGTCTAAGCACATTGATGGCATGACTGTTTTCAATACTGATAAAGTTAATTCACTTAAACAACCGATGTTCTTTGGTGCCCCCTTGGGGGTCCAAAGATATGATCAGTTTAAGTATCCTGTATTTGATAAACTAACTCAGCAGCAACTTGGATATTTCTGGAGACCAGAAGAAGTTTCTCTTCAAAAAGATAGAGCTGATTTCCAATCACTTCGCCCAGAACAAAAGCATATTTTTACTGCTAATCTAAAGTATCAAATTCTTCTTGACTCTGTTCAGGGTCGTGGTCCAAGTATGGCATTTGCTCCATACTGCTCTCTTCCAGAACTTGAAGCTTGTATGAAAGCTTGGGAGTTTATGGAAATGGTTCACTCACGGTCTTACACTTACATTATTAAAAATGTATATGCTGATCCCACCGAAGTGTTTGATACTATTATTAACGATGAACAGATTCTTCAGCGGGCACGTAGTGTAACCAAATCATATGATGAATTTATTCAAGCTGCTCAAGATTATTCTTCTGGACAACAATGGCGCCATCAACTTGAAGGAGTTGATGCTGCTAAAGATACTCTTTATGAACTAAAACGAAAACTTTATCTTGCCATCACAAACGTTAATATTCTTGAGGGCATTCGTTTTTATGTAAGTTTTGCTTGTAGCTTTGCTTTTGGTGAACTTAAATTAATGGAGGGTAATTCTAAAATTATTGGTTTGATTGCTCGTGACGAATCACAACATCTTGTCATCACTCAAAACATTCTTAACAAATGGCATAACGGGGATGATCCTGATATGGTAACTATTGCTAAAGAAGAAGAACAAAATGTTTATTCTATGTTTAAGCAATGTGTTGAAGAAGAAAAACTTTGGGCTGAGTATTTGTTTAAAGATGGTTCAATGATTGGTCTTAATGCTAAACTACTACAGAAGTATGTTGAGTGGGTTGCTAACCGTCGTCTTAAAGCAATTGGTTTGAATCCAATTTTTGATGCTCCTCTAAACAATAATCCACTTCCTTGGACTGAGCATTGGCTTTCTTCTAAAGGTCTTCAGGTTGCTCCTCAAGAAACAGAAGTAGAATCTTATGTTATTGGTGGCATTAAACAAGACGTTAAGGAAAATACTTTTGCTGGATTTAAACTTTAAAATCGAATAGATAAATACCCCTAGTGATAGGGGTTTTTTATTATGAAAGTACAATCAGCAAAAGCGAAAGGTCGTCGTCTTCAACAATGGGTTCGTGATAAACTTATCGAAATGCTTGATGTTCATCCTGAAGATATTGAAAGTAGATCCATGGGTGCTGGTGGAGAAGATTTGATTATGGCACGAGCTGCCAGACAAAAGTTTCCCCATAGCATTGAATGTAAAAATGTGGAGAAGTTAAATGTTTGGGATGCTTATGAGCAAGCTCAAGCAAACTCCGGTGATTATGAACCAGTTCTTGTTATGAAAAAGAATGGCAAAAAACCATTAGTCGTACTAGATGCCGAGTATTATATTCAACTTCATAGAGAAAAATCATGAAAATTAATTTACTTAACTTCTTCAAACATTTTGATGAGAAGAATCCTAACCACGTAAAAGCAGTTGAAATACTTTTACATGCTTTAGAAAAATCAGCACCAGAACAACTAGAAGATACTTCTGAATGGGTAAAAACATTTAGAACATCTGCTCAAAAACAAGCAACTAATATTCTAGAAAATTTCCCTTGGTTCCCTCAAACAGATAACTATAGAGATGCTCAGAGAACTTGTAATAGTTCTGCCTGTGCTATGTGCTTAGAGTATTTAAAACCAGGCACACTCAAAGGACCTAAGGGTGATGATGCTTATGTACAAAAAGTATTTGCTACTGGAGACACTACAGATCACACAGTTCAAACCAAAGTATTGATGTCGTATGGCATTAATTCTGCTTTTAGATATAACTTAACATTTGCTGACCTAGACCGAGAACTTTCTGCCAAACGTCCCATAGTAATTGGCATCCTTCACAGGGGGTCTCTGGGTGCCCCTACAGGAGGCCATATGGTAGTTGTGATGGGGAAGACCCCAGCAGGTGATTACATCGTTCACGACCCATACGGAAGCCTTAACGATGGATATACTGGCCCTGTAACCAACGGCATAGGTGCTGTGTACAAACGAGGTGATCTTGCTCGTAGATGGTGTCCGAAAGGTAACGATGGGTGGGGTAGAGTTTTTGATGCTGTAAAAAAGTAGAAAGTGTTGCTTCCGCTATTCCTCAACAGGGAGTAGCACTTATTAGAGAGTTTGAGGGTTGTCATTTAAAATCATATCCAGATCCTAAAACAGGTGCTGCTCCTATCACTATAGGTTGGGGCAGTACTCGTAGACCAGATGGATCTACTTTTATGCTAGGACAATTTATTACTCAACAGCAAGCAGATGATTATTTGATGTATGATGTTGAGCGTAGATTTTTACCACAATTAGCCAAAATACCATACTGGGAGGAAATGAATGACAATCAAAGGGGGGCTTTACTTTGCTTTGCTTACAATCTTGGTGCAGATTTTTATGGTCATCCTGACTTCAATACTATTACAAGGACATTAAAAAATAAAGAATGGTCTAAAGTACCCGATGCTCTTTATCTTTATAGAAATCCTGGTAGTAATGTAGAGGCAGGATTAGCAAGAAGAAGAAAAGCAGAAGGTAAACTTTGGATTAGTTAGTCTTCCATCTTTGCTTTTAATCCAAGCAATGCTGTAAAGATAGTAAACAAAGCACTATACCCTTTGTCTATAGAGTTCTCACACTTTATAGATGGGGGGTTTTTTAATATGCCTTTTGCATTGGCACTTTCAATTGATCCAGGAACCATGTAGTTACAATTAACAAAAGTAATTCCAACATATCCTACAGTACAAACAACAATGATAATGATTAGTTTGTCTAGTATTTTCATCTTCCTTCTTGTTTATGAATCCAAGTTTTCAACTCGTGTAAATATTGCCTAAGTTGATCTGCTTTTTGTAGATGCCAAATCTCGCCACTCTTGAAATATTCTTGAGTGTGATTATCAATTGCTTTTAATGTGTTATGTATAGGAGCATTCCATGGCTCCCTAATCGGAGTGTTCCACTCTCTTGGCATACGTTCGGGTTCCCCACCAAATATATTTATCCAGGGGGGGTTGACAAGACGACTAAATAGGTGCTATAGTATGAGTGCTTTACAGTTTGTAATAATTGTAAAGCTCATATCATGACAACGTGAGTGACAATTAGAGCCGTGGAAAGTGCCCTCCGAGAGGTTGGGTGTACCCCCTTTCTATACGGATGTAGAGTTCTATTCAATTAAATGCTTTTTAAAACCCTTTCAATTTTTGCCATTGCCGCTGCAGGACTAGCACCCCTTCAAGCAAAGGCAGCGAGCGGATGTTCCCTCGCCTCTCATTATGGAATCGGTGACGGATATCACGGGCAGACAACTGCCAATGGCGAAAGATACAATGCTTATGGAAAATCGGTAGCACATAAGTGGTTGCCATTCGGAACAAGGTTAAGAGTGACTAATCAACGAAATGGTAAATCTGTAATTGTGCGTGTGAATGATCGTGGTCCCTATGTAGGTGGTAGAGATCTAGATTTGTCTTATGGAGCATTTTCCACCATTGCAAATCCTGGACAAGGTGTAGCCAGCATCTGTTATTCACGGGTCTGATAACACACTAAATAATGGGGAGTGCTGCAGACCTCCCCTTTTTTATGAACCTCAAACAAAAAACAATTAGGTTTGCCATCATTGGCATTACATTAACAACAATCGTAGCACCTCTTTCAAAATGTACAGGTATTGATGAGAAACATCTTTATGACCTACTTGATGAACTTCAAAGAAAGTATTTCCCCAATACTGAATTGAACGAATATATTATCAAAGATCCCAAACTTTTAGACAACAGAGTTAAGCGTGACGTTGACAAAGCAATTGCTGAGTATGAACGCTTGACAGGAGACGATGGACGTGTTAGAATGCCATCACCACGACGCTCAGAGAAACCAGTAGACATCTCGGTGTGCTACACTCCTGAATGTCAAGCACTCGGTGGAGAAATTCGAATCTGTTCTCCGTGGGTTGACAACTACCCATCGGGTGTGGTAGACTAGATGAGTGATTGGGTTAGTAGCTCAGATGGATAGAGCAATTCACTTCTAATGAATTGGTCGGGGGTTCGAGTCCCTCCTAACCCGTTGGGGATTACCCCCAATTTAAACAAGGGCGATTAACTCAGCGGTAGAGTGCCTCCTTTACACGGAGATGGTCACTGGTTCGAATCCAGTATCGCCCATTATCCCCAATAAATAAGTATGAAAAAGAAAAAGTTTGATGAATTGATTCAGAAACCACTCAGGTTTCATCATCAAGATATTCATGAAGAACTTGAAGAGATAAAAGGAATGCTTAGAAATGTTAGTTATCAGATGCAAGAATTGCGGGAAAGTATTAGAGGAACACCCTTCCCAGCTCCGATGTTGCCAGTGCCCCAACCTTACGAGCATCCGTGGTGGCAATATCAGCGGAGTGGATCTTACCCTTGTAGAAATAATCTCGGGGGCCAAGTCCAAGCGTCCGGATCAATCAATCTTGACGAGACAAGATTTGGAATATCAGGAGAAGAGAAAGCAGCGTAAAGTTCGTAAATTAGATTTTGAAGTACGATGAGACATTTGATTGTTACCATAATGGAGAACCCAGTATTAGTATCGCTAATGGGTTCTCTATTGATCATTCCCCCGATCTGTGGTATCATGATCATACATCGGAAACCTAACGGAATGTAGCTCAGTTTGGTAGAGCACTCGCTTTGGGAGCGAGATGTCGCAGGTTCGAATCCTGTCATTCCGATTGTCATTACGACATACTATGATTGAAATTACACAACAAGAATTTGAAGACAACTTCGATGCTTATATGGATCGGGTTGAAAAACATAAAGAATTATTTTTAATTCGAA